TATCAATGCTTGTTAATGAAACATGTTGGGGTGGTTGTCCTATCATGCCAGAGCATTATCAATACAATTCTACAAGAACAAAAGACGATCCTATATTTTTTGCTAGTCCTATTAGTAGAGTGTCATGTTCTACTTGGGACATAGAACATCCAGAGGCAGATCTTAAGCAAGCAAACTTACCTCCATGGAGAGATGACTGGGAGGAGATGTTAGAACTAGGAATTGATACTTTTAAACTACATGGTAGAGAAAGTATGATGAGACTCCAAGAGAGTATGGATCTTATCAAAAGGTGGGCAGACGAAGAAGAATATATGTTCCCTGAGTATAAGAAATATGAAAAACAATTAAAGATGAAAGAGTCACCACTTAAGAAGTGGAGAGAGAAAATAAAGACATGTAAGTTTGACTGTTGGGACTGTAATTATTGTGAAGCAGTTGTAGAAGCACACATGAAGAAGTCAGAGTTAATCATGCATCCACAGGTAGAAACTTGTATAGAAGCATTCAATAACTCAGGTAAGTATTTGTCTAATCATAGAACTTATGACCCTAAAGATCCTAGTGCATATTATAATGTAGAAGGACTTACATCACCAAGAGTCAGACACTTCTTAAACAACCTCTGTTCTCAAGAAGGTGCAGTATATCTTGAGGTAGGTGTCTATGCAGGATCTACGTTCTGTGCTGCAGTGCAAAACAATGACATGGTTGCTGCCTATGCAAATGATAATTGGTCACAACCTAATCTACAACCCGCAAGAGATGACATGGATCTAACGTTGGAGAACGTGACTGTAGATACTTTTGTTAAAAACTTGCAAGAAAATATAACAACTGACTCATTAGATTTTGATATAAAAGTTTTGAATGGTGACTCATCACAACTTGGTAAAAAAGATTTTGAACAAGATGTCAATGTCATATTTTATGATGGTGACAATGATCAATTGAAGATGATAGAGTTCTATACACAGATGCTAACCTTTACACAGGATGTATTTACGTTGGTGGTTGATGATGCAAATGTAGAGAAGAATGTAGAAGTTACAAAACAGTTTATAGAATACAATGGACTCAAAGTATTGTATGAGAGAGAATTACTAAATGATCAGGAGGATATTAATATGTGGTGGAATGGTTTGTATGTAGTTGTAGTTTCAAAATGACTTTTTGAATTACAATTATACAGAAAAAATTTTTTGGGTAATTTTTCCCTATTAGGTTTTTCGCTAAATATAACTAGTAAAAGTAATCATAGGTGCAATGGGAACTCTGAATGTCGGGACAGTTAACGCAGGAGCTGGTGTCCAATTACCTTCTTATGCTACTTCTAACTTACCTACAGGTGGTATACAACAAGGATTTTTAGCATACGATTCCACAGTGGGATGTGTAAAAGTATGGAATGGACAGAAGTGGCAGAAATTAGACGAAGCAACTGTTAATGCTTCTGGTGGTAATCAGGTATATGATTTTGGTTTATACCGTGTTCATAAGTTTTCAAGTTCTGGAACATTCAATGTTCAAGATACACAGAACGATGCAAAGATGGATTTCATGATCGTCGGTGGTGGCGGTGGTGGAGGATGCTCTGATGGTAACTGTAGTAATGGTGGCGGTGGTGCAGGAGGATTAGTATATAAATCAAACGTTAGTATATCTGTAGGAAACTATCCAGTTGTTGTTGGGTCTGGTGGTTCTGGATATTACAACACAGACACCAAAGGTGATAATGGTGGAGATAGTTCATTCAATGGATTCACTGCTCTAGGTGGCGGTGGCGGTGGTGCAGGAGGTAATAACGATAGAGGTAATGCACGTGCAGGAGGATGTGGTGGTGGAGGAAGTCACCCTTACTCAGGAACACGTCAACCAGGTTTACAACCAAGTTCTGCATCTGGTGGATTTGGAAACTATGGTGGTAACTGCACACCTTCATCTCCCGACTGGGGTGGTGGCGGTGGCGGTGGAGCTGGCGAACAAGGACAAGATGGATCTGCACCACGTGGAGGAAACGGTGGTAATGGATTACTATTTGATATAGACGGTATTAATAAATTCTATGCGGGTGGTGGTGCAGGAGCAAACTGTAACAACCCAACTAACGACGTTATACCTGGCGGACTAGGTGGTGGCGGTATTGCTGCAGGAACTATTGTTGGTGGTACAGGTGGTAATGGTTATGGAGGAGGTGGCGGTGGTGCTGGCTATCCAAACAGACGAGCAGGAAATGGTGGTAACGGTGTCGTTATTATAAGATACCCAATCTCAAATGTAGACCCTACTATAGGACAGTCATCTGGTAACCCTGCTGCAAACGCACTACAAATACTTGCTGCAAATCCTGGTGCAGGAGATGGAACATACTGGATCAAACCTGTAAGTTATACAGGTGCTGCACAACAACTATATTGTTGGATGTCAGCGGGTGGTTGGATGTTAGTATCATCTAACAACTGGAACAGTAGCACAATACCTGCGGGTAACAGTAGACGTAGTAGTTCTTACTTCTTGAGTAGGTCTGGTGCTCTTGGAAGTCCAGATCCAAACACTGACTATATAATTGGAGGTATTATTACAACATTGGAATTCTCTGCTGCAAGAGTATTGACATGGGGTTATGGTAGCACTAACAATACTACCTCTTGGAACTCTGCTCTAAGTAATCTAGGAAGTTGGGTGCAATGTGAGTGGACATTATCAAGAGAAGGTATTGCTAGACAGACTGAGGTTATTCCTAGAGAATCAGTTGCTATTACGTCTAGTGGTATTGGACTTGGTAGTAGTGCAAGATTCTTCGTGTTAGACGGTATTAAAGCAGACAATGACAACGGTGGATTTAATGCTAACAGCAACCAAACTACTATAGGTGGTGCGGGTGTTAACGGTCAAACAGGAGATCCCTCTACTGGTTGTTATCTAGGACATGGTTCTAGTGAAGGAAACGGTGAAGGTATCTACGCTGCTAGTGGTGGTGGTGTTGACTGTCAAGGATATACAACATGGGTTAGGTAATTTATGACAGATGAATTTGGTTATTATGCTTTTGTCAACGACAAGAACATAGTGGAAAACGTTATTGTTTGTAATAGTAGAGATGATTTTCAAGCGTTGATGCAATTCAACCCTATGGGCATGGTGCCTGGCAAATGGATTCCTGCTACAGATTCTACAGGTAGACCATCAAAAGGCAATCATTATCATCCAACACATCTAAGGTTCTATCCAAAATCTAGATTTGCTTCGTGGACATTTAACGAAGACCTCTGGAAATGGGAACCTCCCAATCCAAAACCCAAAGAAGAGGTTGACGAGGATGGCAATCTTACGCTACAATGGTTGTGGGATGAACCCACATTGACATGGGTAGAGTTAAGATCACCTAATGGTTGTGCAGATTGTGAAGAAGAGATTGACGAAATCGACCAATAATTTTATAGAAGAATATCCATCATCGGTAACTGGAACAGACTGTGTAAGACTGATCCAGTTATTTGAGTCTAATATGGAATTGCAAACTGTAGGTGTCAGCACCGTAGGTTTTGATCCAAAAATTAAAGATGATAAGGAGATATCTCTAACAAAAGATTTGGTAGACAATAACCCAGAATGGGGTGCAGCGATGATGCCCATACTAAAAGCACTGCATACCAATGTGGAAAAATATGTAGAGAAATACGATTCGTTAAACTCTATTGATCAGTGGATGTTAGAAGCACCCGCTATCAACTTCCAAAGGTTTTTACCTAGACAAGGATATAAGAAATGGCATTGTGAGAATGTCAACATTAAGAGCAGTGTCAGAACATTGGTTTGGATGCTATACTTAAATACAGTAGAAGATAAAGGTGGAACAGATTTCTATTATCAGGATCTGACATGCAAGGCAGAACTTGGTAAGATGGTTATATGGCCACCTTATTGGACACACTTACACAGATCACAGGTTAGTCCTAGTGAGATGAAGTATATTTTAACAGGATGGATGGCGTATGTATAAGTATCTTTGGTATGACACGATGTTACCTAAAGACATCTGTGACAAAGTATGCGAAGAATTAAGAGCATCAGAAAACAAACTACAGACTGCTGCTGTTGTTGGTAATGAAGCAGAACATGTAAGAAGTAGTCAGAACTTATGGATTCCTAGTTCACATTGGATCTCTGGATTCTGTCGTCACTATGTAAACTTAGCAAACGAAGATAATTTTAATTACAATCTACATGCAGGATATGAAAATCATATAGTTCAATACTCATTGTATAAACCAGACTGTTACTACAAATGGCATACTGACTACTATCAAAGAGAAGGTGGTGTAAGGAAATTATCATTCTCATTACAGTTGAGTAACTATGATGAGTATAAAGGTGGAGACTTACAACTAATAGATGAGGAGAATCAAATGTATCTTGCACCTAAAAAAAGAGGATCTATAATTATCTTTGATAGTCGTATAAGACATAGAGTTAGAAGAGTTACCGAAGGTGAGAGGAGATCTCTAGTCGGTTGGATTACAGGACCTAATTGGAAATGAGTCAACTAATAAAAAATCTTGTAGATGTATCAGAGTATATCAATGATGGTAAAAAATTATTTAAAGAACATGTAACACCTACAGAAATAAAATATAAAAAGGTGAGAGGTAGATATGTCTTAGATAGTCATGCGATACCAAGTCAAGTTAAGAACTCTATATCAATATACAACAACCCTAGATATGAGACACTATATTATAAGGTAAAGAAAGAGATAGAAAGGTTGACAGGTAAACGTTTATATAGAACATACTATTACGAGAGAGTCTATAAACAAAACAATGTTCTATCAAAACATGTTGATAGACCCGCATGTGAAGTCAGTGTATCATTACATCTGTCTTCTAACACAGATGAATGGTCTATCTTTTTTGAGGAAGACACAATAAAAGAGTATACAGCAGAGGTAGGAGATGCTATACTATACAATGGTATAACAACTCCACACTGGAGAGATCCTTTGATATGCTCTAGGGATGGTTACTACCATCAAATATTTTTCCATTTTGTAAATGCAGATGGAGAATATGTTCACCATGCTTTTGACAGATGAGAATTGTAACTGACGCAATACCTAAAGAGGTTATAGAAGAAGCAAGATCTTATGTAATGAAAAACATGGGAGACTTTAAGTGGCAGTCTAGTGAGATAATGTGGGCACCTGGTTTAAAGGTGGGTATCAATGGTTCATGTTTGATTAGAGAAACTCCTATAGAATTGAGGGAGAAACTTGCATCACACTTGTCACCTATATTACCTCCACATGATGAGTTAGCAATTAACTATCATCTATGGCAGAGAGGTTCTGGTATAGCATCACACAATGACAACACTTATGAGTTCGGTGCAACTCTATATCTAAACGAAGAGTGGAACGTCAACTATGGCGGTATCTTTGTTTGGGCACCAATACATGAGGAAACAATGAGAGCATTGTCTCCTACTTACAATACGTTGGTTATCAACGATAGTCAGGAGATACATTTTGTAACTCCTATATCAAATGAGTCACCAATGTTTCGTGTTACCCTACAAATATGGGGTAAAAAAACTACCTAAATAATACACTTATCATTCTAAATTATGGATGCTGAAAAGATGGTAAAGGAATTTACCGAACAACTAAAAGAACAGAAAGCAACTATTGTTGAACTTGAGAAACAACTAAGCACTAGAAAAGAGCAGACGTTGAGACTTGAAGGTGCAATCGAAGCACTTAACATGACACTCAAGAAAGAAGAAGATGGCACTGAAGAAGTCAAGTGAACTAAGACAACAAGAACATGTAAACTCTAGGCAGTTCCATATTAAGTTTAATGGGACTGCAGAGACATGTCCCTACAAAGTAGGAGATCTATATGAGGGTAGAGCAATCATATCATTAGGATTCTCTTCAAACTTGTATGGACACTCCTATCATTTAATTGTAGAAAGAGATAGAACACACCTAAGAACTAAGTTTGTATTTG